CTCAGGCGAAAAGGGACCGGGAGATACTCCGGCAGGGAAAGGAGTATCCGTGGGAGACGCGAAAGTCCCCGCCGCCGAAGCTCCAGTAACTAAGACAGCGCCTGCGCCGGTAGTCGAGAAGCCCTCCCGCTCGACTCCCGTACTCCCGTTCTCGCCTGAATCCATCAAGGACGCTGCTGCCATCCTCCGCTCGATCTTCACCGCATTCTCGACCGCCCGCGAAGAACGCAAAGGCACCGCCTACCGCCAGCTCCAGCGAGATTTGAGCGCCCACGCCGACATCCTGATCCTCTCCGGCCAGATCACGCTCCCTCAGATCATCGACACCATGCAGAAAATGGAGGAGTACCTCGGCACCGGGGAGGCAGAAGATGCTGGACAGGACGCCTCGGAAAGGTTATACAGATGGTTGAGCGGAGAAGACCAGTCGGACTTCGACCCGAAGCCGGAGGCGACACAGTAACTCTATGCCATTGATCAAAGGCTCATCGCGAAGGGCAGTCAGTGCGAACATCTCCCGTGAGATGGAGTCAGGAAAGCCACAGAAGCAGGCGGTGGCTATCGCACTCGAAACCGCTCGCCGCTCGAAACGCAAGCATTCGCGGCGTGGTCACCGCCGCCACAGGAGAGGAGCATCCCGGTGAGCAAACTCCCACGCCCGAATCGCCACTCGCACATCGCACGCCGCACCATGACGCGCAAGCGCGCACGGCCAGACCCGCACACCACGCCTCGTAAATCCGGCATGATGCGGTTCTCGTCTCACCTCCCTCGCCACGTGCGCGAGCGCTACGAGGTGATCACCGGGCAGACCGGGCCGAGGAAGTCCCGCAGAGGTTCAAGGAGGTAGTGATGCAGCCACAAGAGAAAGTTCTCCCACACAGTCCACAGTACCCGGAGGTCGTGTTCGCCAAGAACCAGCCGGAGTACATTCCGCTCCCGATAGCTAAGGTTGCCTACGATGGTGGAGTTACTGGTTTGATTTCGCGGTATCGCCTCACATTCTGGGAGCGGCTTCGCGTCCTGTTCACTGGAGCGCTCTGGATCGAGCAGCTATCCGCTGGAGGTCTCCAGCCACAACGACCTACGGTATTCGAGCCACTCACCGATGCCGACCAGCGATATAGCGACCGCGAAGAGAAGTGGCTGGCCGCACAGAGAGCGGAGGTGGCGTGATGCAATCTGAGTTCTCCATCTACTCAAACCGGGCGCTCCATGGCGCATGTCCCTTTGATTTGAGCCTAGGAGCGCCCACCAGTGATAACTCCTACGGCTCCCCAGGCGAAGAATCCCAGCGCCTCTTCCGCACCATCCGTGGCACCAAGGGAGACACGCGAGCGCCGGGGGTCCACAAAGGGACTCCCAAATCTCCGAAGAGGAATAGTTAGTGGCGACTGTCTTTACACTCAGGAAGTCTGGCGACCAAGCCGACATCTCTCCACTTTCTCGGCAAATTTCAGAGTGGGAAAAACTGGCTGCCGAGCAACGCGACCGCGTGCTCGGGCAGAACTATCTCCACGACATCGAGCAGTTCTTCACGCTCTCCGACTCCTCCGACGCGAACACTTCTCCCACGTTCCGCCCTTCGATCAAGATCCCCGAACTACAGACCCTGATGCTCTACGAGGCGAACGATCTGAGTGAGAGCAGTCCTCGCGTCTACATCACTAACCAGAACACCGGCGCTCAGGAAGAAGACCGCGAGAAATCCTTCCAAGCCGAATGGCGGCGGTCTCGCGTGAACTACCACGCGATGTTCGCGATGCTCTGGAGCCTCTTCGGCGGCCTGGGAGTGCTCCAGCTCGGCCTGAACCCGGACGCTCGCGGCGGGCGCGGCGCTCTCTGGGCGAAGGCCCGCAACCCGATCTCCTATTTCCCGGACCCGACCACCGACTACGACCTCGAACGCTCTTACGAGATCCTCGCGGACTGGATGCACCTCGACGAGATCCGCAAGCGCTGGCCGCTCACCTCCGCTGGGCTCCGCGCTCAGGGCGTGACTCAACCTCGCTCAGCCCTCCTCGGCCCCGCAGGCACCGGGCTCACCATGCCTGACGGCCCGATGTCCTCAGTCGGAGGCCTGCCCGCGAACCGCGCTACTCCGTCCGACACCCGGCTCCGCGTGCGTTACTGCTACTGTCTCGACTACACGCGGATGGCCGCGAAGATTGACAACAAGCAACTCCCTAGTGGTCCGATCACCACCCCCGACCTCGAATGGAAGTACCCGAACGGCAGGCTCATAGTCGAGTGCAACGGTCGCATCCTCTCAGACGGAGACAACCCGTGGCCTCTGGGCATGTTCCCTACCGTCCCGTTCTGGTCGATGCCACCTCTCTTTGGCATCTGGGGAGTCCCCGCCGTGCGCTACTCCATCACGCTCCAGAACGTCGCCGAGCGCCTGATGACCGGAGTGTTCGAGAACGCGGTGCGGCTCAACAACGGAGTCTGGTTCATCCACTCGAACACCGGCATCGACGCGGAAGCCTTCGGCGGCATCCCTGGTGAGGTCTGCGTGATCAATCCTCAGTCGGCAGTCCCGCAGTGCGTGTTCCCGCAGCAGATGCCGGCGCACTTCACTCAGATCCCCACTGCTCTCCTCGACCGGCAGAAAGCGCTCCAAGGATTCACTCCGGCGCGATCCGGTTCCCCTGGCGCGGGGAATCTCTCTCCGGAACTCTACGACGAATCAGTTCTCCGCTCTCAGGGTCTGACTCAACTGCGCGGTCGCCTCGGAGCGGTCTCGTTCCAGATGTTCTCGGAACTCTGGTTCTATACCATGTGCCGGTTCTTCACCCAATCCCGCACGAACCTCGTCCCCACTGACGAAGGCCGCAAACCCGTGGAGTGGAAACCCCTCGACCATCTCATGCAGGGCCGGCCAGATGCCTTCGACGTCGAGGTCGATGAGGCCTCGATCCAGCCTCTCAGTCAGACCGTGCTCCGCAAGATGGTCCCCGAACTCATGAAGTCCAAGGTGCTCAGTGTGCGTCGCGGCCTGAACATGCTGAACTTCCCGCACGCGGAGGAAGTCGCCCGCGAGCACGAGCAGGAGATGTCGCTCGAAGCACTGTCCCGTGCGAAGGGAGTACGCAGATGAGTGCTCTCCACTCCTCACTCCCTCCACGCCTAGACTGGACCGGCCACTGGCTATCCGTCTCCGAGTATTCCCGCGTGGTCGAGCGCCCTCTGTTCACCGTCTATCGCTGGTGCCGCACTGGCTATCTTCGCGACTTCAACGTCCCGCACTTCCGCGACTCCCGTGGCCGGTACTGGATCAAACTCACTCCAGGACTCTACCGCCCCTAACCGCCCCTGACCGTACTGTTGTCACTCCCGCTCACTACCCGCCCCTCCTGTGCTGTACTCTCCACTTGTGCAACCCAACGTAGAAATCATCCGCCTCCAAAAATCCGGTGAGTACTACGATGCTCAGCTCGCAGTCAACGGAACTCTCGCAGTGCCCATGGAAATCCATGCCTCGTGCCGCGAGCAATACCGGACTGAAGCCGAGTTCATCGCCTACCTCACCCGATCCGCAGAGACGATGATTGACCTCTACGGTGACGCGAGGCATCCGCAGCGTTTGGATGCGAGTGTCGCGGGGGCAGAACTGGTGAATTGATTTCCCCGGAACATCTCAGCTGCGCTGGCCTTCGCGCCCTGAGATGAGGCAGCAACAGGCTACTTTTAACAGCGAAGGAGGAAGCACCATGGCACGCAGACACAAGCGCGGTGGCCGGCGTCATCGCCGGAAGTAGCAATCCGGGAAGTTGCAAGACGCAAGACTCATGAGTACTCCGGTCGGTTCAGCGGGATCGACCGGGGGCTCTACCAAACGAGAATATGGAAACCAACAGCAAACCGAAGCCGACACCTCTAGACTGGATGCGCCTTGCCGCATTCATTGACGGTGAGGGCTGCATCTCCCTGAGCTTGCTCAAGACCTCCAATTTGGATGGGCGTCGCAGACACATGCTGGGGTTGCATCTCAGTAACACCGATCCACGCCTTGCCGCATGGATCAAGAACACTTTCGGCATTGGCAACACTTTTATGCGCCCTCGTAATAACAAGCCTGTGGAGAAGAACCATCGTGATGTGTATTGCTGGTCTACCACGGGACGTAAGGCTGTCCATGTCTTGAAAGAGTGCTATCCGTATCTGCTGCTCAAGAAGGAACAGGCTGAGATTGCATTCGCCTATGGTGACCTCCTTCAGAGCACGGGTCAGTTCACTGTGTCTGGTGATAACTGGCAACAGCGGGACATTTTGAAGCGTCGCCTCCACATGTTGAAAGGTACGCAACCTAAACAGGTTGCGGAAAGGGTGAATTAATATGCCTGAGAAAATGGGCACTAATTTTGACACGGAAATTCTGAAATCCCCGCTCACCGTGGGACGTCCCAAGGGCGAAGTCGGTCCCGACGTCCACAACTCCCCGGTGATGAAGCCTGCTGACCCCCTGAAACTGGTCCCTGAGAACTCCCGCACCGTGCGCGGCGGCAGCAAGAAAGGCTGAGTCCCATGGCTCATCGTCAAAAGCACACTCGCGGCAATCTCACCAAGGGCACTCGCGCCAAAGGGCTGAACGGCTCGCACTTCGGCGGAATGCGCGGCTCAGTGCGCCACAAGGCCCACTGGTCCACTCGCCCGACCGCAGGCAAACACCACTCGCGTGAGCACACCCGCGCACGCGGAAAGAAACGCTACTGAGCTACTGATCCCATGGCCGCTGGCACCTCACCTCTCGGAGCACTCATGGCTGCAAAGCTGATGCAGAGGCTTGCCCAGCGAGGTTCCCCTGGCGGCGGAGCATCCCCTGCCGGCGCGGCCTCCCCCGAAGCCGGCTCCGAGCAGCTCCAGTCCCAGTTCCAGGGTCTCCAGGGCTCGGATCCGGAGTTCGCGCTCAAGTCCATCAAAGCCATGATGCAGCAGCTCTCGCAGCTCTACGTGCGGCTGATCATGCAAGTCCCAGACGCCGCGCAGAAGATCGCAGACGCGCAGAAGGCGCTCAACAAGTCCCTCGAATCCCTACAGAAAGCGGCAGCGACATTGAACACCGTCCGCCCCCAGATCGCCAACTCCGCAGGACTCCCACCCGGGTTCGGCGGTCAAGACGGCGGTGCAGGCGGCGGCGGTGAATCCCAGACAGGAGCATTCTAATGGCCCGGACCAAGCAGCAGAAACTCGCAGCGATTATCGACAACGGAAACATCAAGAACGATCTCGTGATACAGATTGGCGACCAGTCTCTCACCGTGGGAGAACTCCGCGCCATGGACGCGGAGACTGATGGAGCCTCCACCAAGGATCTGGAGACTCGCGAGGGGAATCTCCTCCGCGCACAGTCGCATCTCGCGGACACACTCCAAAAGGTATCCGACTCGACGGGCATTCCACTGGAGAAGCTGATAGCGGGAGAACTAGGAGACATTACTCCCGCAGGCGGCGGAGGCGGCAAGGGTGGCGAGTCCGGAGATCCCGAGGATGCTCTGGCTGACATCGATCCCAAAGTCCTGAAAGCCCTTGAGAAGAAGTTCGGCTCCAGCGCGGTCGCCGCCGAAGTCACTGCTCTCAAGAAGGAACTCGGAGACACCAAGAAAGCCCTCGGCATCGCCCTCAAGATCAACATGGACGATTACTACGCCGCGCAGTGGAAGGACCTCTCTCTCGGCATTCCCAAGGACTCAGCCGGGAAGCCTCTCGTCACTGTCGACCTCGCCGCCGCGCTCAAGTATGCCGACGACAACTCTCTCAAGGATCGCACTGGGCGCTACAACCTCCAGAAAGCCTTCTCCGACATGACCATCGAGGCCCGCCACAAGCAAGACATCCTCGCGGCGGAGGAGCGCGGCAAGAAGCTCGGTCAGGACATGACTGTAGCTGCCTCGGTGCAGAAGCCCGGAGGCATCCACCCTGCAGCCGCGAAGCCCCCCGTGGATGACAAGGGCCGCACCAAAGACCTTGCCGCCGTGATGCAGGACGCGCTCGCGGACACGGAGATCCAGCGCATGATCGCGGGCGTGCCCCAAGCAGGAGCCGCCTAGCGCAGATCAGATTCAGATTGCTCCCTCGTGCCCGGAATTGCAGCCGCGACACAAAATTAGCTCGACCTTGAAGGAGCATCCATCATGGCAAACTCAGTCGTAGGACTTGGACTCGCATCTCCCCCGGTGCAGCTCTCCAACACCGTGAACGCCATCTCGCAAAAGTACATCGTCCCGGTCCTTGGCGACAACGTGTTCCGGCCATCTCCCGTGTTCTGGGCACTCACGCGAGAAGGCAAGAAATTCGGAGCTGGCGAACTCATCTTCCCGGAGATCAACCAGGAAGAGACCCCCGGAGGCGCGTACTTCGGCGATCAGCTTCTCGACACCTCCGTGGTGGACTCGATCCAGCCAGCGAACCAGCAGTGGCGTCCGTACCGCCAGCCGGTGGTCATCCCCACGACCGACATCATCCTGAACCGTGGCGGAGCCGGGAACCTGGACATCATCCGTGCCAAGTTCCAGACCTCCTCTGGCTCGTTCCTCCAGAAGCTCTCCCGCGCCCTGTGGCACTCCGCGCCCCAGAACACCACCAACGACATCGACGACATCGACTCCTGGCTGGGCTCGACCTCGAACGTGATCGCGGGCATCGACCGCTCCGTCGCGGCGAACGCCTTCTTCCAGCCTCCCGCGAACCAAGCCAACGGCGGCGGCAACCTCCAGCCCTCTATCGCCGAGATCGGCTACCAGACCGTGACCTTCGGCTACGACGAGCCGGATCTCTTTGTCATGGATCGCACGCGCTACGCGAACTTCAAGAACCAGTTCACCGGCCTGATCCGCTTCGGCCAGGGCATGCAGGACGACGAAGCCCTCCAGGTTGGCTTCCGGAACCACTTCCTGTTCAACAACGCGATCACGGTGCCGGATTTCTTCGCGCTGCCGAACGTGGCGTACCTGATCAACAGTAAGTACATGTTCCCGGTGTTCCACGAGGCGGATTACTTTAATGTGGATCCGTTCCTGAAGCCGACGAACCAGCGGGTACTTGTGAGCTGCATGTACCTCACATGGCAACAGAGCAACATCTCCCCGCGCATGGGAATCAAATTCACCGGCATCGCCTAATCGCGCCTGCCGAGAGTTCCGGGCCACTCTTCGGAGTGGAGGGAAAGCGGGGGTCGGCGCTGCACCGGCCTCCGCAACATCACAGATTGCAGATGCAGCACAGACATCAGATTTCGGAGGGTCGCAATGGCATTCCTCAGATCAGTTAAAGAAGCCTCTCAGGGCTACGGCTCCTCAGCCAACAACGGTTCAGTCGTAGGCACCGTCCAGGTCGGCGCGGGCACCAACACCGTAGTCATTCCCGCTACCGGCGCGACCACTCCCTCCGGAGGCACCGCCTTCAACACTTCCGGTGGGCCTCCTCCTACCCGAGGGCGTGGGCGGCTCAAGGTCACAGCGCTCGGCGGAGCCTCCACCACGCAGCTTACAGTCACCGCGACTGACGGCTCGACCACCATCACGCTGTTCGTCAGCCCGGTGAGCGCAGCGAACGCTCTGCCTGACTGGACCTTCGAGTTCAACACTGACATCAACATCACCTCGATCTCGTTCCTTGTCACTTTCGCTGTCTCCGGTGGAACGTTCGACTGTGAAGTGTCGATGACTCCGTAAGGAAGCAGGCTCCGTATGGCTGGAGTCGTAGGCAAGCGCGTCGGACAAATCCTCGGCATCTCCAAGGGGACCGCTACTGGTCCCCTCACAGTTCTCACTCTCACGTCCGACGCTCCTGGGGGTACGCAGCGTCCAGTGCTCATGCTCTCTCCGTCTTTTCTCGCGCAGCTCTCTATAGGTGCCTCGCTCACTATCTACTTCGTATCCGATCCTTCCGACGCCGCTGCCATCGAGGCCGCAGTCACCGTGGTCTCTCTTGACGGCTCGGTGTAAACTCATCCCATGAGCATCGTCGCAAACACCGTAGGCGACCTTATAATGTCCTTTCGCGAGGCTGCTACCGATGTCCCGAGGGGCACACTCAATGCCCCGGGCGCGGAACTCACCATCGCCCTGCTCGCCTCCGCGAACACCCTCCCCACTGGCTCCTACTTCGTGAAGTGCGCGTACCGTACCGCTTGGGGGGAGACGCTCCCTGGCCCTGAGACCGGTCCGCTCGCGGTAGACGCCGGCCACGGCATCCAGGTCACCGGCACGCTCCCGCTCGGAGTCTTCGCAGTCGTGGCCTACATCGGCACCAGCTCCGGAGGTGAGAACTTCGCCTTCGCCTCCCCAACGCTCCCGCTTCAAATCCTGTCCACCACTGGCGGCTACCCTGACACTCCCGGCCTGCGCAACACGGCCTTCATGCCGGACTCCGACGGCAACACCATCTCCGCGTTCGCGGTCTATCGCTGGATCAACGACGGGCTTGAAGACGGCGCTGCGCAGTCCGGGGGCGGCATCCCAGATATCTCCGGCGTGCAGTCCGTCGCTGGCCAAGGCATTTACACGCTCCAAGGGAACTGGTGGCGCGTCATGCGAGCATGGTACGACGGCTATCCCATGTCGGTCTCCGGCACTGACGCCATCTTCCGCAAGAACAAAGTCACCGGCACCTACGCCATGGGGCTCTCGGTCTCGCACGTGGACGAGCGCATCATCATTGAGTCGTGGCCGCAGCCCTCGCGCACAGGTGGAGCGATGACCGTCACTCCCGCGCTCAGCTCCACTTCCCTCGGAACATTCACTGCCGCAGCCGGCGCGACTGCGTTCGTGCTCCCGTTCGGACTCGCGCAGCTCGGGCCGGACTCAGCGGGAAACGTCGAGATCGTCTGGTACACATCCGTCGTCGGGGGCGCGTCCATCACGCTTGCAATCCGTGGCCTTGGGGGCACCATCGCGCAGGCATGGGCGGCTGTCACTCCCATCGTGGAACTCAACCTGTTCTTCCACGGGCTGCGCATCCCCCCGAAATACCTCATCGGTCAGTCCGCATTCACTCTGAACGTCCCTGCCGGCTGGAAGGCTGCGCTCTCGCATTACCTCCTGCACCGCTTCCGCCTGATCGAGCGCGACAAGTCCGCAGCCGCCGACGAATACAAACAATTCGTGGCCGGGATCAAGGAATCCCCGCTCAACAAGCCAGTTGGCGGGCCGCGACAGATACAAATTGGAGGAGGCCAGCGCATGGATACCGTGCCTGGAGCTGGGAGTGTATTCGGGGGAATTATCCTGCCGTAAGGAGTGTCATTGTCGAAAACGCTTACGCAACGAGATTGGAGGAAGGGGCTCATCACGGTCACTCCCGACCAGGACCAGCCCAAGAACTCCCTCGCTCGCGTCTCGAACCTCCTCTACACTCGCCGGGGAGGCCTGCGCACCTGCGATGGTTCCCTCTTCATCTCTCGCCGCGACTCCACGACCCAGACCTCCGATGGCCCGTGGACGGAGATCTTCCTGTTCCAGCCCGCGAACATCTCCCGCTACTACATCGGCATCAAGAAAGACCCCTTTACTCAGCTCCCAGCGCCAGTTGGCCTCGCGGTCGTGGACGGCGGCGCAGGAGGCACCCTCGCCGCAGCTACCTATCGTTATGAAGTCACCGCACTCGATGGCGCTGGCGGAGAGACCACTGCCTCCGCAGAAGTCGCGTTCGTGAACCCCGGTGCGCACAAGGCGAACGTGTCCTGGACCGCTGTCACCAACGCCACCGGCTACAACGTCTATCGCACCGCCGCTGGCGGAGCCGCTGGCACAGAAGTCTTCCTCACTTCTGTCACTACCAACTCCTTCGTGGACGACAACTCGATCACTCCGGGGACCACGACGCCTCCTACACTGAACTCCACGCAGCAAGTACTCTTCTATCGCATCCCCGCGACCTCCTACTCCGCTGGGAACATCCTCGCAACATTCCCAGCAGACCTGATCAACCCTATCGATGGCACCCCAGGCGGCGGAGGTGGAGGCGGTGGAGTTACCAACCCTTCGTCCGGCGCTCCCCCCGGCCCTCAGGGCGGAGTCGTAGGCAACACCTCCCCGCTCCCTCAGATCGTGCAGTTCGCGAACAAGGCCTTCCTCGCGCTCGGGAACGGCTTCCCTGCGCAGATCTTCACTGACCCATCGACCGTGACCGCGATCTCGAACACCTTCACTGCCGCCTACCCAGACTGGCAGACCGCAACCATCTACGCCACCGGCGACATCATCAAGCCC